ATACAATGACACTGGATGAGACCTCCGAGTTTATATATAAATGTTTTGTCAATTTAAGATTGTCGTTAGCAGAAAAGTCTTCTTACTACATAACTGCACCACAGGGGGGAGACCTATTGATGATGATGATGATGATGCAAAAAGCAGATATACCGTTGAGGCATATGTTGATATGGGTTAAGAACAATCATGTACTGGGAAGAACAGACTACAATTACAAGCATGAACCTATACTCTATGGATGGATAAATACGCACAATTTCTATGGAAAAGGTGAATGGAAGTTCTCTACTTGGGAGATAGACAAACCACTAAAGAATGACTTGCATCCCACAATGAAGCCAATAGCACTAATGGTAAATGCAATAGCGAATTCTACTGTTAAAGGTAATCTTGTATTAGATTTATTTGGGGGTAGTGGTTCAACACTAATAGCTTGTGAACAAACAAACAGAAAGTGTTATATGATGGAATTAGACCCACACTATTGTCAGGTTATAATAGATAGGTGGGAGAAGTTTACAGGGGAAGTAGCAATTAAATTAGAATAGATAACACGATGGGAAACACGAAGGGTGGTGTAACTGGAAAAGGATTTGATGTTCTTGGACAGCCAAGCCCAGAAGCAAAAAGTAAGGGCTGGGAGAGAAGAAGGGAAGCTCAGAAGATAATGGATGAGATAATGCAGTTGGCAGATATGCCTTATGCTGATATAAAAGCTTTGTTAGAAGATATAAAGACACACCCAGAGAATCATACGTTAAGAGAGGTTAAACTTGCTCAGTATTTAATGGATAAGAAGTATACAGTAGATTATTTAGATAGACATATAAGTAAAGCCCCTCAAGAGATTGATGTAACCAGTGGTGGAGACAAACTGTCTGCTGGGATATTTATTAGACCACCAGAAGACAATGGAGTACCTACCACATAAATATCAATATGAGTTCCATAATAGCAAATCCAGATTTAGATCACTTATAGCGGGTCGTAGAGGAGGCAAGACACTTAGTGGCACAATAGAAGCCCTGTGGCAGGCGGATATGGTAGCAGAGAAAATAGGAAGACCTACGCATGGCTGGATTATATCCCCAACTTATCAGATGTTAAAAGATATCAATATCCCTATGTTAATGGAATGGTGTCCTAAAGATTCTATAAAAGACTTTAATAAGTCGGACAACAAACTTGAACTGATTAACGGAAGCACAATTACCCTTAGAAGTGGGGAGAACCCTGATAGGTTAAGAGGGGTAGGCTTGGACTGGCTGTGGCTTGATGAGGCTTGTTTTATGAGTAAGCAAGTATGGGAAGTATTGTATCCGACACTTACAGATAAGAATGGTATAGCATGGGTAACAACAACCCCGCAGGGGTATGATTGGGTATACGACACATTCTACAAACCTGCTATAGACAAGAACCAGACTTTGAAGCATGGAAGTTTACTACCCTAGATAATCCTTATATTGACCAGAGTTTAATAGAACAAGCGAAGAGGGATTTAAGCGATATGATGTTTAAGCAAGAATATTTAGCTTCCTTTGAGAAGTTTGAAGGACTTATATACCCAGACTTTAGTGAACTGAGGCATTGTAAAGAAGCAGACAAGGCACTAACAGACATTTACTTTGTAGGCTTAGATGTAGGTTGGAATCATCCTACTGCAGGGCTTTTAGTTAAGGAAGATACTAATGGTAACCTATTTGTAGTAGACGAGTTTAGAGAGCAGTTTCTAACAGCCAAAGAGATAAGCAACCAGTTAAATGGGATGTTAATTAGAAATGGTTTAAGAGAGCAAGATATTGAGATGTTTATAATAGACCCAGCGAGTAAAGGGACACAGCAAACAAGTGGGCAAAGCATGATGTTCCAGTTACAAGAGGAAGGGTGGGGGTTTATACCTGCTAATAACGATGTCATGGCTGGTATTAATAGGGTTACAAGACTGTTTAGAGAGGATAAGTTATATGTAGCCAAAAGGTGTAAAGGATTAATAGACGAGTTGAATAACTACCATTGGAAGAAGTGGGATGACGAGAAGGATAGTAGAAGAAGCGAGCCATTTAAGCTGGGCGAAGACGAATGTGACGTGCTTAGGTACATCGTGCAAAGTAGACCAGATTACTTTGAACATCCTAAGTTGAATATGTATGGGTTATTAGAGAAGGAAGAAGAAGAAGACGGGGAGGTTGATATTAATGATACAATAGACGAGATGATGTCAGGAGATAGCATTATTTAATATGTTATAATTGTATATATGGAAACTACTGTTATAGTATTATGTATATTACTAGGTATTGCTGTTATCACACTAGGAGTAACCTCTTGTTTACAGGTAATAACAGGGTCAAGTGAGAGGAAGGAACTACAGAAGTTATTAAAGGCAAGGGATTTACCAGAGTTTACTACTTATGCACAAAAGCCAGAAGAAGACGAGATAGAAGACACAAGTAATCTAGTAGAATTAGAAAACATGGATAGTGTTATACAAGAAGCAATAGAGAAAACTATTAAGTAGACGAATTGTAGTTAACGAGGAGCATTAATCTAGTTTAGTATACAAATGGCAACAAGCACAGCCCAAAAGTACGAGGAAGGTAAACGTAAAGGTAAGTACGACAAAGAGTACTGGTTACAATACACTAAAGAGAAGTTTGAAGAGAGTAGGAACTGGAGAGGCACGAATGTAGAACTACAATGGTTTGTAAACTATATGTACTACAAGGGCTACCAGAACCTAAAGTTTGATAAAACCACAGGAACATTTGTTAAGGATGTTAGAAACCCCTTGACCTTTTATATCAATCATACCTACATGGTATGTAGGGCTGTTAGAAACGCTGTTATGAAGGCCAATCCTACTTGGGATGTAGACGCGTTGCCTTATGGAGAATTAGATAATGATACAAGTAGAATACTAGGAGAATACTTAGCATTCCAGTACGACAGGCTCAACTTAGAAGAGAAGGTTAATAAGAGTTTACTGTATGGATTGCTTTATGGACTTGGTATATTCCAATATGGTTATGACGATAGACTAGACGATGGAGAGGGCAACGCTTGGATAGAGTGTTTAGATCCTTTTGATACTTACTTAGACCATACTGCACAAGTGTAGATGACGCTAGATACATTATAAAGGTCATGAGTAAGCCTTTGGAGTTACTTGTAGACAATCCTAACTACGACAAGAAGGTCATAGAAGGATTAACAACAACCTCTAATTTTGTCTGAGAGTGATTACAAAAACCTTATACTAAACAATGAGAATAGTATGAGTAATGGAAGCAAGAATGTTATTTTACATGAGACTTGGTGTGTTACTAAAGAGGGAATAAGAGTTATAACAACTTCCCCACAGAGTAACGAGATACTTAGAAACGAATTAACAACCTTTAAGAAGTTACCTTTTGAGATATACCAGCCTGATATAAATGTAGGTGGCATTTATGGAGAAGGGTGGGTTAAAAACATAGTACCTTTGAACAAGGCGGCTAATTACTTAGAGACCTCAAGGCTTGAGTACAATATCCTTATCAATAAAGGAAGACTACTTATACCAAAAGGTGCAGGAGTTAAAAGTGTAACAAATCAGAACGGTGAGAAGATTTATTATAAGAGTGGATTTAAGCCAGAGTTTCTACCTACACCTCCAATGGGAAGTGATGTAGACAGACAGATACAAGCCTTAGGAACTTATATACAGTTAATAGGGGCAGCAAACGAAGCCTTTATTGGTCAGACCCCTACAGGAGTTAAAAGTGGTATTGCTATTGAGACCCTAATTGCCTCTAACTTCAACCAGCTGTCAGACCTTGTTAATAACCTATCCAACACCTTAGCAAGACTAGGAGAAGATATATTGGCTTTAGGATACGAGTACCAGTTACTAACTAAACCATTTAGAGCATCAAGTGGAGAATACTACGGAATACTAGGTGGTGGCCAGGAAGCAAAGGATATGGAAAGACTATTACAAGTTGTTTCTATACCTGCTAACCCAGAGGTTAAAGTAAGAATAACGAGTGGTGTAGCACATACCAAAGAAGCTAAGAGAGATATACTAATGACTCTAAGAGCTGGTGGAGATGTAAGCAGACAGACTTTACTAGAGAACTTAGACATAGACGCAGAAGAAGAACAAGAGAGAATACAAGAAGAACAAATGCCACAGCAAGGAGGAATGCCGACAGGTTTAGAGGGGATTGACCCTAACGCA